CCGTGGACTACGAGCGCGACGTCCAGAAAACCATCCTCCAGAACGAGCGCTGGCTGCTGGATCGCCGCATTGCCGTCGCCGACTACGAGCTAGCGGAGCGCAAACAAGGCATTGCCGAAGAGCTAGACGCCGCCAAGCGCCTACAAATGACGAACGCCACCACCACCAGCGTGAGCGGCGGGGGGAACCTGGGCAGCGGTGCCTACCCACTGACCAGTGAAAGAGGCCCACGTTGGGGAAGACCCCACCACGGCAGGGATTACGCCACGCCGATCGGAACACCAATCTCCACCACTTTGGCGGGCAAGGTCAACTCCAGCGGTTACGAGGGCGGCTACGGCAACTGGGTCGAAGTTCAGCTGGAAAATGGGGTCAAGGCATTCTGGGCTCACCTGTCCGAGGTGGTGCTCAAGCAGGGACAGACCTTCAAGGCTGGACAAGTCATTGCCCGCACCGGCAACACGGGCCGTGGCACCGGACCCCATTTGCACAGCGGGGACAACAGCATCGGCAACGCTGGGGATGCATACACTCGTCTTGGGGGTAGGGCATTTGCCTCCGCGACCACTCAGGTGTCGCCGATCTTCCAGCGACCTGGGGCAGCCGCCAACAATGTTGTGCCCACCGGCGGGCTGGCGCGTCCCGACCTGTCCATGCCGAGCTTCAGCGCTCCGGGTGTCAAACCCATTGACGTCTCGGGACTGCTTGCTCAGAGCGACGCATTAAAGACCCAAGGCGCCAGGCTCAAACTTGAAGCGCATGAGATCGGTAAACAGACGGCAAAGGCACTGATTGATGGCGCCAAACAGGACTTAGACCAGCAGCTCAAAACCCTCCAGGCGCAACTGACGAAGCCCTTTGACGAGATGCTGTTTGACCAGCAACAGCAGGCGAACTATCAAAAGCAGTATTCCGAGCTGCTAAGCAAAGGCATCCTCCCCGACCTTGCGGAGCAACTCGTCAATATCCGCCAGCAGGTGGAGCTTAAGGTACAGGAGCTTAACCTTGCCATTGCCGTACAGCAAGCAGTCGTTGACGCGCTGAAGACTGAATACGATAAGACCAAAGATTTAGAGCAGAAAAGTGAGATAATGGAGAAGCTAATTGAGCAGCAAGAGTATCTCAACAAGCTCAAAGGGATTGAGCCGTCCATTCGGGAAGGGGGCAAGAAAGCCGAAGAGGGCGCCAAGCAAGCGCAGTCTCCTGGTGACCGCCTGCAGGGCGCCTACGACAAGGCGCAAGGCGAGCTGAACAAGCTGCTGGACCCGGTGAACCAAGTGATCGCGGGCGCCAACGCTATCGGCAGCGCTTTTGGCACGGCATTCAAGGATGTGGCCAGCGGCGCCAAGTCAGCGCAGCAGGCCCTGGCTGACGCCTTCCAGAGCATTGCGGGTCACTTCCTCGACATGGCGGCCCAGATGATCGCCAAGTACATCGAGATGCAGGTGATCGGCCTGGCGATGAACTTCCTCGGCAGCGCCGCTGGCGGCTTCGGCGGCTTCAGCGGCGCTGGTCCGGTGGCCATGCCTGGCGCCGGTGTGGGCGGCGGCAGCTCAATGTTCATGCCAGGCGCCCCGAGCTTCATGGCCACCGGCGGCTTCGTCACCGGCCCCACGAAGGCCATGATCGGCGAGGGTGGCGAGAGCGAGTACGTCATTCCCAGCAGCAAGATGGGCAGCGCCATGGCCCGTTGGAATGCGGGCTCTCGAGGCAGCTCCGTGATTGACGGAGCCGATCCCACCGGTGGACCGTCCTCCACCGGCGGCTCAGGCGCTATGACCATCAGCGTCACCACCGGTCCTGTGCTGCAGTTCGAGGGTCGCAACTACGTGACCCAAGACCAGTTCACCTCTGGGATGCGCAGCACCGCCAAGCAGGCCGAGCAGCAGACGCTGCGTCGGATGCAGCACTCACCTTCCACCCGCCGCAAGATCGGAGTCTGATGGAACTGATCTTTGGCCACGAGCTGACGCTCAACAACCTGACCTTCCAGAACCACAGCATCCAGGCGGCCAACTTCCTGCCGTTCTCCTTCTCGGGCGGCGTCATCAACAGGCAGGGTGACAACGTGACGGCGAACCTCATCTTCCCCAACACGGCACTCACCCGCTCCTGGGTCCGGCAGGCCATCGACAACCAGTGGGTGGCCAAGGTGGATGTCAAGTTGCTGGAGCCAAGCCGGCAGCTCTACCGCTATGTCGGGCAGGTGAGTTCCGGCAGCTGGGACGAGACCGCGGCGGTCCTGCAGCTGAACACTGTGCTGGATGCCGTCGGCGGTGACATTCCGTTCCGCAGCCTCACAGCCGACTTGGTCGGCCCTCTACCGACGACCGCCTCTCTCTACATGCGGTGATCGACCTCATCGGCCGCCGCTACGAACTGGGTGCCGACGGCAGCGGCCCCGAGGGCAAGATCGACTGCATCCACTTGGTCTACATCGTCCGCCAGCGGTTGGGTCTCCCCTGCCCGACGTTTCGTTCTGACTGGTATCGCTGCAACCGGTTCACCGTCTACCGCGACCTGCTGCGCTGGGGAAGTCGTATCAGTGGCCCCGCCTACGATGGGGACGTTGCCTTAGTAGCCGAGCAGTCGTGGGTGTTCGCGGTGGTCTGGGACCAGGGCCTTCTGATCATCAGCGGGATCAGCAGCAAGGTGCGGTGGTTTCCGTTCACCGGCGTCAGGAGCTGTCAGCTTTTCAGGCACAGAGAGTAAGCAGACCTCTGCTTCCCTGGGAACGGGAACTGATTGCCATCCTCGGCTGCAGCGAAGCCGAATACCAAGAGTTTGCTCAACTCGCCCAGAGCAAGGCAGGAACGCGACCCGCTGCGTATGACCAAGTACCAGACATACGAAACGAAGCAATCTTCTGGACGGTTGTTATCAACCTTGTCATTGGCGCGGCACTGACAGCTGCGGCGTACCTGCTCACGCCTAAACCCTCGGCACCAGACCAGAAAGGCGGCGGATCGCGTCAGTTAGCCGGCCGCAGCGGCACTGAACGCTTTGCCAGCACCTACGGCTTTGAGTCCTCACAGGAACTAGCGCAGTATGGCGACACACTGCCAATCGTTTGGACGAGATGGACGGGCACCAGCGGCGGGATTCTGGTCAGTCCCCGGCTTGTGTACTCGCGCATCAAATCGTTCGGGGGTCAGCAGGCCGCCAAGCTCAACATGGTGGTATCCGAGGGCGGTGTCTTGCCCCCTGACCGCGCCGGCATCTTCGTTGGCAACAACTCGCTCACCAACACCTTGAGCAGCGAGTTCGCGTTCTGGTACAGCTCCTCCGGCAAATGCACCCGCGCAAACCTGCTCTACGGAACGCAGGGCTCGAAGTCTTCCGGCGACCCCGACGGCGCTGAGAACCTCTTCAACCTGATGGGATTCCCGGAGGGATCCTTCTGCGGCGCATACGTCCCCTCGAACAACACCAGCTTCGGGATCTACGAAGCCATCCCCAACGGGCTGCCCCTCCGTACCAACTGGCGGGTGGTGTCGTACCTCAAGGACGCCGAGGAAACCTCCCAGCAGCTGGCCAAGTGGGAACGGCGAAAGATCGCGGGGCCCAACGCGGGCTTCCCGCTGATGACTGGCGTCGGTTGCGGGTGGCCTCGCCGTCAGGGCTTGATCCCCAGCGGCGGGTTCAGCATCGGTATCGATGTGAACACGGCCACGGTGGGCGCCACCATCACCTACGCGATCCGTGGCCAGAAGCTCAGTCGCGACAACCTCGGCGACGACTTCACGAAGGAGTTCACGATGGAGGACATGACCAACATCCTCGACTCCGAGTGCGCTCGTTCCGACTCGATCCTCCAGATCGGTGAAATGATCCAGCTCGGGGCCAGTATCTGGAAGGTCACCAACCGTTCACTGGATGTCTGGGACGCCGGCAAGACCCAACTGATTACGCTGGAGTGCATCGAGATTGTCGGAGGCCCCTCCTTCAGCATCCCACCTTCTGCTCATATCGATTCGCGAGATCCGGTTGATCAGAACAAGACCGTCCGCCTTGGCGAGTTCCTCGTCGAGAACCCGTTCTATCCCCTATCGCGCACGGCGCTCGGGGTGGTGAAAAACACCCGCCCGTGCGACCAGACCGAAGTCTGCCTGAAGTCACAGGTGTGGACCCGGCTGAACGGCATCTGCAACTTCCAGACCGTACCCTCGGGCGACAGGTTGCAGCGCCTGGACGACAACAACGTGGCCGTCACCAGCGGCACGCAGACTCTTTACGACTGGCGCACAAGCGTCTTCACGATCCACTACCGCGAGGTCGGCGCCACCAGCTGGATTTTCACCGAACAGCATTTCTGCATCCGTGGCACCGCCCCAGTTGACCAATACAACTTCTTCAAGTTCCGCCACCCGAAGAAAGGAACCTACGAGTTCCGCTTTGTGCCGGTTTCGTCTGCCCGCGCCGCCCGGTTCCCCGACAGCAAGCAGTACGTCTGGCTGCAGAGCGGTGCGCGTGCCCTGATCGGTGTCAGCGCCCCCGGCGGACTGACGATCGAGACACCCGGCACGCAGATCGGCTGCCGCCTGGTGGAAGACCTGACCTCCATGCGGAAGGTCACCGACAACTCCACGACGACGACCCCAACACCAACACCAACACCAACACCAACCACGCCGCTGGCCAAGGTGG